ATTTGACGTACTCGTAAAAATGTCCGCAAACATTAGAGGAAATCCTGGGCGCAAAGCTCAGAAGTCGGTTAACCCCGGTCGTGGGAAAAACGGCAGCCCAGCTGGGGCTCAAAAACAGCAGGGTTCCGGGCCTAAGGGAACCCGAGCTTCCAAGCAATCACCTGGCTTGAGAAGTTTAAACGAAGCTCTGAAGAATCAGCCGCCCGCTGATATTCAACCTGGGACCCCCAAGCCTACTGCTACTTTGGCACGTGGGTCCTATGCAGCCGCACTCAGGTTCAATATGAACTCAGCCTTGAGTGCCATTCCAACTGCTATCACGGTTCCCGTTCGAACTTTTGTCCCAAAACCTCAACGTAATGTTGTTAGGACCAGAACGACACGTGATGCATCACCTGTTGAGAAATGGGTTCATGCTTTGGAATGTCGCTTGAAGAACTTGCCTGCCACTAAGTTCACAACCATCCAATACCAATTGGCGGAGGCCGAACCTGAGGACCCTGCTGACGTGGTTGTTATCAAGGATGAGAACAAGGTTCCTCTTGTGCATGTTAAGGGCAAGTGGGATCTTTGCACTAGATGTCGCCCAACCCCAAAGGAGGTTTCAATTGGAGGTGAGCTCTTCAAGCCAAAGAAAACGCCTGGTGTCAAGCCTTCTTGGACTTGTGAATATTCTCCAGATCACTACTGCGATCTCCACAATGGCAGTAAGCGCAAGTTCCTCCAAATGAAGCTTAAGGAAGCTAAAGCTAAGCTGGGCAGCCGTACAGACACACGCCAACCTGTACATGTTGAGTTCAAATATGTCCCTGATAGTACCATCTCTGAACGGGTTGTTGCTCTTGCCAATTACTGCGACGGTGTTGCCAACAACACTGTGGGTGAGGAGCTTCAGTCTGGTGCTATGACAATGCTCACTACAGCAATCTCAACATTTTGCCGTGAGAGTTGGGATCGTGCCCCCAGACTTCCTATTTTGAGAAGGGCGCTTGACCGGGGCACCTTTCATGTTTGGGATGAGCTCAAGTCCAAGGTCCTGGCTGCACCTGGCAAGCCTCTCTATCTTTATGATGCTGCCAAGACGCGGGATGACAAAGCCGAGTTCTGGGGTCTTTATGAGCCAAAAGAGAACTTTGGTGCTATGGATCGCAAACTCAGACTTCATTATGATGGATTGACATTCGAAACTTCAGGTTCTTATACTGAGATCAATACCACGGAAGGTACTAATGACTGCTTCTTCCAGGCAGTTGCTCGAATCCGTGCCAAGAAGCTCAATGTTAATCTGTCTGCTGTTGCTTTCCAGGAACAGGCTGTGATCATTGCCCATGACCTTGGTTTGTCCGTTGTAGACGGTGTTCCCCCTGATCACATTGAGGAGGTCTGTAAAGTTGCTGGCGTTGGCTTAACTCGCATTGTCAAGGCCACCCCACTCGAGTGTGAAGTCATGATTCCTGCTGTCCACATGGTCACAATGTTGGACAACCATTGTGGATTTATTTGCCTCAAGGCTGGGGCATGGAAACAATGGGACTCTGACCTGAAGAAGCGAAAGACTACCGTCAAGGATGGAGTCGAACGAGCTCCTGAGTGTACAGACCGCCATGCTGCTTTGGAGGTTGAGGTTCGTGCTGAGGTTGACATTCCTGCTCCTGAACCCCGTGTGGTGCCCGCTCCTATTGTTCCTGTGCGTGCCGTTGAAGAGGAAACTGAAATTGAGATTGTCATCCGACCTGAAGATGTGGTTACTGTTATTGCTCCTGTTATGCTTGACCAGGAAGCTCCTGCATGGGTGTTTGAATCTGACTATTATCGTCTGGATAAGATTCACAACACCATGGATCTCTGGACTTCTTCTGACCGTGGCATCACTCTGGCTGCTTTGGAGGATCTTGTGAAGAACGGCTCTTCCTTCCATTACACATTCAAGAGCGCACATTTCTTCAAGATCGATGGAGACGAGACTTTTGAGGTCACCATCATGCCCCGATCTGTTGAACATTTGGCCAAGGAACTCACTGCCGCGCAATTTGAGAAACGGTTTGGCTTTTTGTTGGGTTCTGGAAAGGATCTTTTTGAATTTGATTCTGAGTACAAGCCGAAGCCACTCACTTTCATCACCACCGTCGTTTCCTTCGCTCCAAGTATGTTTGAACGTCGCCCTGAGCTTCGAAGATTTGATTATACCACGATCATTCGAACTCCTGAGGAGGAACTGGCACTGCTCAAAGACCTCAAAAATGTCAACGCTGTCCCTGTCTCTGGTCCTTTGAGAATCAGCGGTCTCAAGACAACTTATCGGAAAGGGCGCTTCCCCGGACAAACTGAAGATCTCCCCATGTTAAGTTATGAGTTTGATTCCTTGGACGCTTCGGACCGTGAACATCTTGACCAATTGTTGAGAACTGACACTGACAACCGTGCTTCCTGTGACTCCCCTGCCAAGCTCAATTATATTACATCCATGCATGTCAAGGCTAGAAGAACTGAACACAAGCTCATTCCGGTGGCAGATCAACGTGTCTCACTTCAAGAGATCTTGACCCGCATGTTCATCACTGGTTTTGAAAGCTCGGCCTCTGACCATGGAATGAAACGGTGGAAAGACAGTCTTGTAGCTAAAGCTGAAGAGATCCGTGAAGCGATTGGTTGGAAGGTCGTTTCTGAGCTTGCCGAAATGGTCATGGACATGGATGGCATTGAGTCCGTTTTAATTGCTCCAATTGTCTTTGCTGATTTTCTACGCAAAGCTGTTCCTGCTGCAGTTAAAGCGATTCCTGTCATTATTAAGCTGTACTTCACTCAAACTCCTTTGTATTATCAAACTCTCGTGTCGGAGGTTGATGTAGCTCTAATAGACATGTGCAATCTTGTTGCTTCAGCCAGATCAGCAGTCATCGATTTGGGCACCAATGAGCACCAAGCCTTTGAAAAATTTCTCAACGTTGCCAACACAAAAAGCCGCGTTGCAACAATGACTGTTGACAGACCACTTTTCTCATGCCTGTTCGGAGCCGGGGGTGCGGAAGTTGAGTTGGCGGCATTGATTTTAACTAACCGATGGACAGAAAGTAGCCAATCTGTTCAATCAGCACAATTGGCTCAAACACAATGAATTGTGTTAGAGACCAAGTAGCCTCGGCCATGGTTGACAGATTCAACATCTTGTCCGCCAACATGGGATGGGGCGTTCGACCTTTGGATAACCAAGAATTTCTTTTGTGCATGGGAGGGGCGGTTAGTTATTTTATGGAAGTGCCCACATATACACGTTGCGTTGAGATTGTGAGATTTCTTTTAGCGCATTTCCAAATTTATGTTGGTAATCCGACCATGATGAGCGTGCTCGAATTTTGGGGGGCACATGATTGGATTATCCGCGATGGTATTGGCCTAATAAACCCCGAAAGGCTTCTCCATCTTTATCCTGAATTTCAAAGCTTTAAACCACATTGGGGTGTTTATGACCATGCTCCTAGCATGCTTCTTCATGAACACGATGAAATTCGGGAATTTGGCCATTCCGACCTTATGATCCATGCTGCAGGTGATATCTGTGTCTACTCCATCGAGACTGCCCTGCAAACATGGCGTGAACATGATTTCCGCATTATGGTCAGAATCCCTATGTCTGAAAGATTCCGTCTGAGAGACACTTTGGAACTGGGGGAATGTGTCCGGTTTGAGCCTCGCATTTCTGGTAGCCTCATAGTTCAAGGAGGATGGATCTGCCCTGCTCAGATGTTCACGACTGACAGCCAGTATCTTTACATTGAGATTGACAATGGATCTGAGGAAGAACTTGAAGACATTGGGGGGGCGCTCATAAGCTCTGAAGTCTGTCCCACGGCCTGGCAGCTACCACTTGAATCTTGGGCTGTCACAATTTCTGGTCATATGGGATGGATACATTCAGCTCTGGTAAGCTTCATAGATACAAATCCTGATTTGCGTGAAGTCATAGAAGCATCGTCAGTTTGGGCTGAGATTGTTTCTAGAAGTGAAATAGTCCCCATGTTCACCAGATGGAGAACGAAAGGCGCTATTTAATGGGTTATGGTGTTGGCGATCTCGTCCTTATCAACAAGGTACCGCGATGTAAGCCCATCCAGCCCCACTTCTCCATGAGAGATAAACGCCCTGTTGCTAATCCGGTCAGTACTGTTAGAAGGCCCATGTCCACTGACCTTGGCTGCGCTGTGCCTGGTATTGCCCCAATAGTACCGGACACCCGGTTGAAACTCAACCAGCAAGTTTCTGTTCTACATCGACTGGCCACTGGTCATGAAGTTATGCAGCGTGGAACGAAACGATTACTTGCCCGTCTCATGACTGAATCTGTTGCCACCAAGAGATTGCCTGATTTTATTGACTTTTCTTGGGAGTGTATGGAAGAAAAACTTCGCAGCAGACATAAGAACCAACAATACATTGATGCCATGAAGAAAGCCTTTGATCTTCTGGAAGAAACCGGTGCTAGGTTTCGAGTCAATAAAACATGGGATGAACATATGAGCCGTGTCGATGGGTTCATTAAAGAGGAATCTTATCCAAATTACAAAGCCCCAAGAAACATATGTGCAGCTTCAGACGCGCACAAGGTGTTTCTAGGTCCCTGGTTTGATTTATTGGAAAAACTCCATTCAGATGATCCTACTAGCATCAAAGCCGTTCCTGTCTGTGACAGGATCCAGTATGTGCGAAACCGCCTTGAAAGAGATGGCGTAACATATGCTGGAACTGATCATACTCGCTTTGAATCTGGTGTGTCTACTGAATGGATGGAGCTCTGCTTGCACAATTATATCAAACCTCTTCTCAGTCACCTTCCTGGCTATGCTATGTTTCACAGAGCAATGTTGCGGTGCTGTAGAATTAAGCGGATAGATTTCAAGGAGTGGTCTTGCAACATTAAAGCTACTCAATTTTCCGGAACTCGGTTTACAGCCTTCCTTAATTGGCTCATCAACAAATTTGGCATAATCTTCGTTGCTCACATGTCAAAGTGTGAAGTGGATTTCATTGCTGAAGGAGACGATGCTGTCATTGCTGAACTGAGAGGGAAACTTGATCCGAAATGGTATGAATGTCTCTGTCAGGATGTTAAATTTGAAAGATGTTTCAAGTTGGGCGACCTGAGCTTTGTGGGAAATTTATACTCAGACTCGTTGCAAATGATGAAAGATCCGTGGAAGGTTCTGGTCAATTTCGGCTGGAGCACATCTCAGTACACGGCTGCAAATTCAAAAACACTCCAGACCTTGGCAAGGGTCAAAGCCCACTCTCTGATAGCCGAACTTCCTGCTTGTCCTGTCCTATCAGAGGTGGCAACAACCATTCTCCGGCTCACTGAGGAACATTCTGGCAACGTTCATACGGTGGTTCAAAAGATGAGGCTCAATGAGTACCAACGTGATAAACTTGAGGAAAATTTGGCCAAGGATACGACTGCGCATCCAATTACACTCGAAACTCGTTTGGCTTTTGAGTCACTATTTGGGATACCAGTATCTTTGCAAGAATCTGTTGAATCAGCCCTTAAGAACAAACCCAGTTTTGGTCCTCTGGTTGAAGTACAACCCATCTTCGATTTTATGCCTCTTGACAGGTACTTGGATGGGGTTCTCAGTTACGACAACTATGTTGTGAAACGCGTTAATGGTGTGAAACTCCCCTTTTACCATGCAGATTTTGAGCGGAAAGGAGTTTCATATAAGGATTTTGTTCCGGTTGTTCCTTAACCAAACAACCCCTGGCGGGACACTGCCGTTAAGTGTGTCCGTGCGTCGCAGCCTCCAAGGAGGGCTGTATCGACGCTCCTGTGATCTACAATCATGG